CTGATAAATCTACTGGCCTTATCCACTCTTTCATTGTATGAAAGACCCTTCGGATTCCAATTAAGTCCATATGGACTGATTGCTGACGGAATATCCGCCAGAATCCTAATGACTCTCGCTTGTCGAGGTCTTAGTATATGGAACACTGAGGGACCTATGCTTCTTGCTAAGTCTACAAAAGACCTATCGGAGATTTCTCTCCACTTAGGTTGCCCATAGATATTTGATGAAGATATTATTCTTCCCCCGAATTCTGTAAGAACCGGGGAATCTATAGACTTATCCATAGAAATAGGGACACCTAACTTGGCGTATAATTGAAGTGCACTTTCATAGCACTCCTTCGAGATGACTAAATCATCACCCAGTATCCTATAAAACCGAGGTTTCAAGGTTTGGATCACCATGTGGTGACTCAGTGCAAAAGCACCGAATGAAGGAAATACCCCAAGAGGCTGGCCATTAGACCAACTTATCCGTTTACCTGAAGGTAATACCCATTGACCTCTTGAAATGTCAATGAATAGCTCGATATCAGCTTCTTTACAGCCTATGGCTTTCAGAAGTTTGAAAGTGATATCAGCTGGGAACCTATCTGTTGCGCTTGAGAGATCGAAGGCAACCAGTTCCATTCCGCCTTTTAGGGCTTCCTGGATCTCTGATATACCTCGCGATTGATCAAAAGTGCAATCCTCAGGAATATGACGTAACAAGTCATAAACCTGATTACCAAGTCTGCTAAGCAGAACTTGGAAGATAGGGAAAGGGTTTGCTATAGTTCGGAGTTTGAAACCAGGTTCCTGGATCATTCCGATTTGTCCTATAACATTCTCTTCCAAGTCAGCATAATCAATACCATCAGGAAATGCACCAGATTTGGCGTACACTTGGTACAACCAATCAGGGATTTCCTTTTGGATGCTTAGGTTTCTCATAAACTTCTGCGCTAAAGGATGGGATGCTGTTTCAAGCAGCACTTCCAAACTCATAGGCGTCGACTTAACCTTTTTTAGGTCCTCATCTACAAACCTTGGTACACGGATTTCCCGTTTGTACCACGCAGATAGTTTAGTAAAACTCGCTGGCTCCAGCAACTTCGCTGTTTGACCAAGTGGAATCTCCATAAGGATATCCATTATCTCTTGGGAAGTGTACGGTTCATTTGTTACTGAACAAACCGCCTCTTCGAACTTACGAAGCTGGCTCTCAGTAGGACTTTTAGCGATGTACATGGTGTAAATCATGAGACATCCCAACGCTTTTGGCGCTGATAAGCTAAATACCCTACCGAAAGGACCACTCGGTTTGCCGTTAGGCTTACGAGCGATCCATGTAGCATATGTCCAGGGGTCTAGACCCCCGAGCTTACGAATGTAAG